GATGGATTTGAGACCGGCCAGGCGTGCGCCGTTCCAGTGCACCCCTCCCAGGCCCCACTCCGTTCTCTTCGTGCAGTTGTAGACATAAGGGCTGGCGCCCTTCACGGTGTCGGACGCTTCCGATGGGTTGGCGCCGAACGGGCCCACAATCTCGTATTCCGACAGCCTGGTGACGGCCAGGGCGTTGGAGATGTTGCCGCTGTTGCTGGCCCCGCCCATGGCGGTGCGCACCTTTGCGTAGAGCTGATCCAGGTCCGCCTGGCTGGCGGCCTGAACGCAATCGAGGAGGTGGTGGCTGGAGCTGGCGCCCAGCTGGTCACGGAATGTGAGGCCGTAGACGTAGCTGGTGTTGGTGATCTTGAGGATGGCCGAGCGGTTGCTGTAGTCGGCTGCCTCGTCTGCCGCGGCCGGCACCCAGGAGGGCCTCACCGTGCACTGCCTGAGGCTGAGCGGTGCGCTGGCGGTGGCGTAGCGGGGGAGCACAACCCCGCCGCTGTTGGGGTTGAAACCGATCAGGTGCTGCGGTGTGGGCTCAAAGCCCTCGGCCGGCCATTCGGTGATCGGAATGGCGCTGGGGCTGTTGCCAGGATCGTTGTAGAAGATATGGGTGCCCGGGCTGAACTCCACTGCTGGGCAATCAACCTGGGCGTCTTCTGAATTGAGGGTGAAGTAGCTCTTGCTGGTGGCGAGGATGATCTCAATCGCCACCCGGTTGATGGTGCGGAACGGGCGTTGCTTGCTGTAGCCGCAGGTGAGGCGCTGATTTTCCAGGCGCCTGAGCTTGGCCTGGATCTTGGCGGCATCGCTGGCGCCGGCCGGCTCCTCAAACCAGTTGTAGGACCCACCCACGAACTGGTCAGTGCCGATGTAGGGGTTGACGTAGATCGTGAAGGGGCTGTTGAGCGGATCGGCCGGCTCGGTGTTGCCCGGGGCGATGTTGGCGTTGCCCACCAGCTGCAGCAGAGCATCCACCACCGCCGAGAGCTGGTCCTTTGCCCGCAGCTGGCCACCAGCACCCACGGCGTTGCGGATGCCGGCCAGGGCGTTCGCGATGCTGATCCGAGCCATCTTCCGCTGCTTCTGCCCGCAGGCTAGGCAGGCTCCATCTCTGACAAGGGATGAGTTCGATCAGCAATGACGAAGCGCACGTCGCCGATCGCGGCGAACTGGCCGGTGATCTTCATCGTGTCGCCGGCCTGGGCCGACAGCCGGGTTTTGAAGAGGGCGATGTCGAGCTCATAGAAGAGGCACTCCTCGCGGATGAACTCGTGGCCATTGGAGTGGCCCCGCGGGCCATCGGCCACCAGCAGGCGGATCGTGGCGGTGCTGCCGTGCCGGCTGAGCTGCTGCAGCCTGAGCATCGCGGCGCTGGAGCTGACACCAGGGCTGTAGGTGTTGCTCACCTCGCCGGAGAACGAACCAGCGCCTGAGGCCTGGCTGGCGATCACCGACCCGAAGGCCTCGCCGATCGCGCCGTGGTCAAGCATGCCGGCATCGTTCTCCAGGTCCCAGGCGGAGAGATCAGCCTGCCGTTTCCAGCCTCGCTCGTCCGCATCAGCGCCGGCCTCCTTGACCACCGCCGGCAGGGCCGGCACCAGATCGGCCAGCAGGCTCTCGGGCTCCTGCGGCCGGGGCAGGGCCAGGGCCAGGGCGAGCAGGGCCTCGGCGTAGCCGCTGCGGGTGCTGGCGACGCTGAGAATCAGCCGATCAAAGCCCACCAGCCGCAGCGGCAGCCGGCTGAGCTCACCGCCGTTCACGGCAGACACCTCCAGGCTGTAGAAGGTGCTCCGCTCCAGCGCATCGCGGTGGATGAACACCGTGGCCTGCTGGGCAAAGCCCACCGTGCCGGCATGCTCCCAGAACGTGGCATTGTCGTCAGGACCCCAGAACGGGGCATCGGCGCCGAGCCGGTGCGCGGTGGCCGGGCCGCCGGAGGCTGCATCCCCCCAACACGTGTGGCCATCGGGGCAGTTGGCGTAGCCAGTGCCGAGCACGTCGATCGGCAGGCCCAGGGGGGCGGTGAGCAGCACCTGGTCGCCGTTGAGATAGCCGGGCTCCTCCAGCCGCAGGCGCACCACGCTGGCGGGCGCATCGATCACCGCATCGGTGAGCACCACCGCAGGCGGCCAGCTGCGGCTGAGAGTGAGGGTGCCGATCGTGCCGTCGATCGCCATCGATCAGAAGCGACCGCTCATGTCGCCGTTCACCCGCATGCTGAGGGAGCAGGCGATCAATTCCCGCACCCGCACGGGGGCACCAAGCGAGGCCGTGAGCACCTCCATCGTGAAGTCGCCACGGCTGGATCCGCGGCGGGTGACGATGCGCAGGGTGTCGAGGGCCTCGTTGTCGTCCCAGATGCTGTTGGCCATTGCGCACGCGGCGCCATTGTCCGGGTCGTAGAGGAAGGTGCAGCTCAGCTGCGTGGACCGCACCCCCTTGGCCACGGTGCCCGCGGTTTGGCCGATGCCTGTGGTTTCAAGCTCATCGCGGGAGACCGTGGGCGTCACATCCGTAATCTTCCCCACCAGCGAGCCATTCCAGTACACATCGCTCTGGGTCGTGTTCCTGACGCCCATTCCTGGTCGGGTTCATACCTCCTCAGGAGGCTAGGCAGGGCCGGGTCTATGGGCTGTTCTGCAGCCGGGCCTGCAGCTGCACCGGCAGGTTGCAGCGGCGGCGATACACCAGGCTCTGCTGCGGCGTCGGCGCATCCTGCCCCACCGGCCAGAACCACTGCAGGCCCGCACCGGTGGTGACCGACTGGATGAAGGCCCGATCGGCGCTCGAGTAGCCGGCAAACAGGATGTCGGGCAGATCCAGGGCCAGCACGCCCGAATAGCTGGCGTGGAAGCTGGCGAGGATCAAGGTGGCGGCGTCCGTGCGGATATTGCTGAACTCCAGATCAAACACCCCTCGCACCGCCACCGTGCCCCAGAGGCGCTGGTCTTCAAAGCCGGCCTCGCTCATCGCGCTGGTCACCGGATGACGGGGCATGGTGAATCGAAAGCCCGTGGGTTCGATGGCAGGGAAGGGGATGCCCATCAGCCGCGGATAACCCACGCACTCGGCGAATCCCAATCTAGGGAGAGCAACTGGCGGCCTTGCTCGTTGGTGGGCATGAGCACCGCCTCGATCTTCTGCCGGCCGTCATCGGTGGGTGTGACGCGCATCACCCGGAATGTCCGCACCTGGGGAGGTGCCGTGCGGGTCCACTGGGTGCCCAGCAGGTTGCCGCGGGTGCCGCCGCCGCTCACCGTCAGCGTTTGGATGGTGGGCCCTGGCGCTGTGGTGCCATCCCAGGCCAGCACCTGGTAACTGCCGTCCTCAAGCGGTTCGGAGGCCACCAGGGTGCCATCGGGCAACACCGCGCCGTTAGACCAGAGATCGTTGAGCTCCTCGTCGTAGGCCACGGCAATGTGGTCCTCCGGAGCAATCGGCCGCAGCATCCCCGCGTAGGTGGTCTCAAAACTGATCGGGTCTCCCACCAGCCGCCGCCAGCGGATCAGCAGTTTGGCCGCGTCGATCAGGTGCCAGCGATTGGTGCAGCTGGCCTTCATATCCAGCGGCTCCACAGGGTCGCTGTCGCTGGCGGAGGCCTCGCGGATCGTGATCTCCCGCACGGTACTGAACACCCCGGGGGAGAGCAGGTCGTCATTGCTGCGCTCCTCCCGGTACAGCCCGCTCACCTGGATGGGTCGCCGCTGGTCGTCGTCGCTGGTCGTCGACTGGAAGGTGCCCTTCTTGATGTTGGCAGCGGTGAACAGGTCAACGATCGGCACCGGCTCGAACGACAGCGCCGGCTTGAAATAGAACTGGCCATTCAGCTCATAGAAGGCGAGAAGGTGCAGGCTGGCCTGGTCTGCCGCCCACTGCCGCAGGTTCTCCGGCTCCGGCAGGGTGCCATCAAAGAAGTACCGCCGCTCGAAGCACCACTGCGCCGCGGCCAGGAAACTGGCGGTGTTGATCTGCTCGGCGCTCACGTCCTGGCCAGCGCCAAATCTCTCGCTTAAAGCCAGCCGGGAGAAGATGTCGGGCAGCAGATGGGTGGGGCCACTGCTGGCCTCGATGTAGCGGGGGCAGATGTGGCCGCCGATGATCTGGGCCGACAGCTGGCTCACGCTCTGGAACTCCAGTGCCGAGCGGATGCTCTGCCCCACCAGGGCAATGTTCTGGTAGGTGGGTGCGGTGGAGTTGGTCTGGATGATGTTCACGAAACCGATCTCGTGCTCCGGCCCCTGGCTGGCGGTGGTCTGGATCTCGTCGTAGATGAAGGCCTCCGCCAGCTTCCCCCACGGATCGGTGAGGGCCTCGCCATCGCTCCAACCCAGCCCCAGATCGGTTTTGCCGAGGATGATCGTGCCGGCCCAGTTGGTGGTGGGGCCCCTGGTCTGCGTGGCGGTGATCTCACCACTCCCCAGGCTGGTGATGGTGACGGGACTACCGCCAGCGGTGAGGCCGAGAGTGAACTCCGTCTCCGCCGTTTTGCTCACCACCACATAGGTGGTGGAGGTGTCGAGACCCCCAGGCAGCGTGCCGGTGGTGGAGAGTTTGACTTCGGTGCCCAGTCGCGGTGGCGGCTCCCCGTCTTCAACCATCGCGAAGCGGTTGTAGTCGAGGCTGTAGGGATCGGCAGGGGCGATCTGAACTTTGAAGCTGCGCCTGGCGATCACCGGAAAAGGAGCAGAACCCCCGGGGTTGCCATTGGCCAAGGTGATCGGTTCCTCGGCCTCGTAACCGCTCCCTGGTTTGGTGACCGTGATGTGGGAGCTGTTGAAGCCACCGCCGCTCGGCACGGTGACCGTGACCCGGCCGCCCAGGTCGATGCCGCCCTGCAACACCTGCACATTGGTGTAGACGCCGGGCGTCGCCCCGACAGCCGCGGTGGTGGTGGTAACGCCGGCCAGGGAGCTGCGCAGATCCGGTTCGATCGAGCTGAGAGCAAAGCGCTGCTGGGAGCGCTCAAACGGCGCCTTGCCCAGGTAGCGCACCGTGCAGCCGCCATCCACAACAGTCCGCAGCGTGGTCATTCGGCTGTCGAGCACAGCCAGCAGGCCCGTGGCGGTGCCGGAGCGAATCTCCCAGCCGCTGAGCGGTTCCATTCGGATCTGCGCGCAGCGTGCACCGGCGGGCAGCTCCAGCTGCAGCGCATTGGTCTGGGCCTGTTGCGTCAGCCCGCGCACGCCATAGATGGTGGGCAACTCCACAAACGCCGCCTGGCCCTCGGGGCGATAGCTGAGGCGAACGAAGGCGTAGCGCTCCTCGGGGACATTGATGACTGCACCCTGGAACTGGGAAACCTTGAGCTTCTCGCCCGCCTTCAGCGTTTCACCTTCTCGCTCCCCACCGGCAAGGCGGTTGATCTCCCGCAGGGTGGGGCACTTGCGCAGGTTGGCGAAGCCGCTGGCCCGGATCCCCAGGGTGCTGCGAAGACCAATCTCGATCATGCGCGCGGGTTTGGTCAGGGTGAAGTCGGCAATGGCGCAGCGATGGAGGTGCGGGCGGCTGGTGCCCGTTTCGTAGCGGGGGCCGGAATCCATAGCGGCCCAGTCCCACTCCTGGTCAGGGCCCACCTGTTCGGGATACTGCTTGGTGCCAGTGCCGGCCGGATCAATCTTTGAGTCGGGCGTCACGTAGACGGTGCCGGCGCGCACCACCCGGAAACGGGCGGTGATGTTCTGGCCATCACCCACCGGCTCGTTGTCGGCGTTGGAGAGGAAGCTGGCATCGGACGGTGTGCGCTGCTCCAGCACCGCCAGAGCGCTGCCGGCCTTGAACAGCTCCCCCACCCGCAGGGCATCATCAGCACTGCGCTGGCGTGCGCTGATCGCCGCGGCCACATCCGAGCAGGTTTCGGTGTGCTTGACCTTGCTGTCGGTGTTGTCTTTGTCGAACTTCAGCTTGGTGTTGGCATCGCTGCTTTTGGAGAGCAGGTAGTCGAAGGTGGCACCGACGGGCAGTGCGGCCATTCCACTGGTGACACCGGTTGAGGTGGCGACCACGCCGCTGCGGCCGGACCACATGCGCTTGGCCTTCCAGATCGATCCCAGTGCCACCGGATCATCGACCGGATCGATCCGCTGGTCGCCGCTGGTGCCCCGTGGTTTGGTGGTGATCTGCCGGGTGGGCTGTAGCTGGGGATTGACCCGCAGGCCAAGGCCATTGCCGATGGTGGCGTAGAGCCCGCAGGCGGTGGAGCTGCTGGGGCGAGCGGTTGCGCAGGCATCGGGGCGGATCACACCGCCAGTGCTGCGCACCTGGAAGACATCGGCGCCGCCGGCGTTCTCCATGTTGCCGCTGTCGTTGGCGGCAAGGCGGCCGGCAATGCGATCGGTGGAGCGGATCCGCCCGCCACCCAGGCGGCTGTAGATGGTGACGCGGGCGGCGGCCTCATTGGCGCCGGCGGTGCCGAGGTCGTAGGAGCGGAGGGGGTTGTTGCCGATGGCAAAGCCATCCGGATCGATCTCCGCCATCGGGCCCTCGCCCAGCATGTAGACCCCGCGGAAGAGCTGGCCGCCGTCAACGGCGACCAGTTGGGACCAGAGGAGCTCCAGATCGACGCGGCAGCCGCCGTACCAGCCAGCAGGCCGGCCATTCAGGGCCGGCAGGTATTCGCGCCGGGCAAAGGTGATGGGAATGACGCTGCCGAGCCGCGCCACCTCCTGGGTGGAGTCGAAGCCGGGCCGTGGGGCGTAACGCGCGCCACTGGTGATGTTGTCAGCCCGGTCGGCCTTGGTGATGAACCGTCCGGGCCGCCTGGGCTTGGGTGCCAGCAGGGTGGACAGCACCGTGTAGCCCACCGAGAGGATGGTGGTGACCAGCGAGATGATCGCCATCGTGGCTGCGGGGGTTGGTCCGCAGGTGGCGAGGGGCGGGTTGCGTTCCATCTCGATCGCCGCGGCCTGCTGCCGTTCGATCTGGTAGCGCAGCAGCTGGTCTTCGCTCCAACCGAGCAGTTCCGCCAGGTAGGCGTCGCCAGGGAGGGGTCGGGGGTGGCGCGTCACAGGATCAGGATGGGCGCGGTGGTCGAGGGGGGCGGCGGCAGGAAGTGAAACCAGCGCCGCACCTGGCAGGCCGCCAACGGCCGCCAGTGCACGCCCTGGCCCTGGCAGGTGGTGAGGATTCCACCGGCCACGCACACTCCCAGCGCAATCGGTTCACCGCCAGTGAGCAGCGCCACATCGAGGTGCATGCCGCCGGGCACCGGGGTGGAGACGGCGGCGAGCTCCTCGAGCAGTGGCCCCCAGCGGCACCGGCCAGCTGCCTGATACCACTCCCGCTTGATCAGCGGCGGGCGGGGGGCGTCATAGAGGCCCAGCACGGCGATGGTGAGGCGCAGGCAGTCGGTGGCGCCATGGCGATCGGGATCTCCACCCCAGCGGTAGGGGAGGCCCATGTACCGCACCCAGGGAGCGGTCTGTGAGGCGTTGGCTGAGGCGTTGGGCATCATGCGATGAAGATGGAGCCAGTGTCTGGCAGCTGGCCCACCAGCTCTGTTGTGAGGCGGCGGCGGGGCGCATCACCACGGATGGCATCCAGCGGTGATGTGAGGGTGACCTTGATGTACTCGCGCCGCTCGATCGGGCCAAGCCGCCAGAGGTGCCGGGACAGCAGGCGGACATCGGTGCCGGCGGCCACATCGCAGAGCACCACATCGGCGCGAAGTTTCCAGCGGTTGGCGCGGGCCTCGGCGAGGACATTCAGCGCCAGCTGGTTGCGGTTCATCGCCAGCCGGCCCTCGGAGCGATCACCACCGCGGGCACCGGCCGAATCGGAGATCCGGAAACCCATCGAGGTATGCGGCCGGCCGTCGTAGGTGCGGGTCTGGCCAGTGAAGAGGTTCTGCCAGGCGTAACCGGGCACCGGCGCGCCATTGGCCTGGAAGGAGATGTAGGCACAGATGGCGATCATCAACCCAGGCCCACGCTGCGCTGGATGGAGGGGTTGTTGCGCAGGTCGTTGTAGACCGCATCGCGGCTGGCTGCAGCGGCTGCGGCGGCGGCCTGGTGCACCTGCTCAACCGTGGCGTATTCCACGCCGTTGATCACCGTTGTCTCCACCTTGAGCCGCAGCGCCTTGGAGGGGGCCATGGCGCTGGGGGGGGCGCCACCAGGGCCAGACCCTGCCATGCCACCCCCGGCAGGAGATGACTTGAGGAAGGGAATCGGCGGCGCGGCTCGGCCGCCAGCACTCTGGTTGGGCCCGGGGGCCATGAAGGGGATGCCGAGCGAATCGCCACCACCGTCCGCCACCTCAGCGCCGCCGCCTGGGCTGCGCTGGAACGGCACTCCCAACGCTTTGGTGAGCGCCCGGTTGCTGTAGACCTTGCCGCCGGCCTTGTTGAACCGCACGATCTCCGCATTTTTCTCGCCCACCAGGTAGTCGAGGCCGTACTGGATATCCCCCCCACCTGCAAAGCCCGGGGTGTAGCTCAGACCCATGCTGCCCACGTCCAGCATGGGGCCAGCAACGAAATCAGGGCCCGAAATCACGCTGTCGAAAGCAAACCCAGAAGCCAGATCCAGGCCCCCACCGAGGCCAGCAAAGCCGCTGATCAGGCTGGGGATCTTGCTGGCCAAGGTGCCCCACACATTGGCGCTGTCGCCCACGGCCGCAGCGCCGGATGCACCGGCTGCCGCTGCCACCGCTGCACCAGCATTCGCCACCTGCACCGCCGCGGCCTGGTGGGCGCTTGCAGCGTTCTGGTGCGCCGCTGCGGCCATCTGCAGTGCTCTGCCCTGGATGTCGATCCCGGTGAAAGCCTTCACGATCCCGCCCTGCAGCTGGGACAGCAGCGGGTTGAGGAGTGCGTCCAGCGTGGCCTGCATCAGCGTCTGCCCCGCCTGCGCCAGCGCGCTGCTCACCGCTGCCTTCACATCACCTCCAGTGAGCAGGGCCTGCAGGGCACCGGAAATGGAGCCGCTGATGCTGCCGCTCACCGCGTCGCCGGTGGAGATCGCCAGCCGACCCTCAGGAGTTCGCATCACCTCGGCAGTGAGCTGGGCCTTTGTTCTCTCGTAGGCCAGCTGTGCGCGCTCTGCCAGCTGCTGCTCGGTGAGGTTTTCTTCCTTCACGCTGAACAGGTTGTCCAGATCCTTGATGGCCTGGGTGAGGTCTTCCATCTGCTTGCCCAGCCGCGTTTCGGCAGAATCCACGTCCTTGAGGCTCTGCTGCAGCGCTTCTGCCTGGTTGGCGGTGCTGGGTGCCACAACGCCCCCGACGGCGGCAACGGTGCTGGCAACTGAGCCAGCAGCAGGCAGGAACTTGCGGGCCTCCAGCTGGATGGCATCCGCTTGTGCCTGAGATCCCCCAGGGAGAGATGGCCAGGTTCCTTGACGCAGGATCGCGTCGGCCTGATCAAACCTGCCGGCCGCAATGTGGTCATAGGCAACAGGGCGGTGCTTTTTGATCCATGCCGCCACGGCTTTTGCTGACTCAGCATAGTTTGCTGATCGCGAGTTCATCCCACCTGATGCAGCGGTCGCCTCTTGATGGAAGGCATTCTTGGTTTGGAAATATCCCTGTGCGCCGCTGCCTTCTGCGTTGGGCACGTTTCTGATTCGTGTCTCCAGGTAGCTGAGTCGCTTCAAATAGCCCGCCAGGTTTGCCTCCGCAGGCGCCGCCGGCAGGATCGGCGCAGGAGGGGCACCGACACTGGAACCACCGGCCTGGCCCTGCACCTTCCCTGTAACCAGAAGGTCAGCACTGCGACGGGCGGCCGCTGTTTCTGCATTGCGCTGCAGAGCCCCATTTGTTCCTGGGCTATTGATGTCAACACTGTTATGTGGGCCAGACGTGCGGCCTGAAGCATCAAAGCGGCCCAGCACCTGGCCCCCGACCACTTGCTGGCCGACTTTCACTAATGCCGTCATGTGGCTATAGGTAGCCTCTAGCTTGTTGCCGAGATCGTCAATGAACTCAATAACTGTGTAGTTTCCGTTGTTGCCTGCTCTGCTTATTTCGGTCACCACGCCATTGTGGTAGCTGAAGATTTCGTTGTTTCGCCCTACTGGCATGTCTGCCCCGTTTTGCCCGGAGGCATCCAGCCGGCCAGTGATGGAGCCCGGAAGCCGTGCAACCCCTGCCAGCGCTGGCACGCTGCTGGACCCTGCCAGCCGTGGGGCGATCTCATCCTTCATCTGGCCCAGCCTGAGCCGGCCCAGCTCTGCCGTCAGTCTCGCTCTTTCGATGGCTATATCAACCTTCTGCCGTTCCATCGCTATTTTTTCGCTTCGCAGTTTGATTTCCTCAATCTTGTGCTGCACCTCCAGCTGCTTCTGCGCCAGCTGGTGCTCGCGGGCCATCTGCTGTTCCTTGGCGTCGAACAGCCGTTGCTGCACCGCCGCCGCTGATTCCATCCCGCTCACGCCGGCCGCGGCCGCTGCGATCTGTGCCTCGATCACCGCCGCAGTGCCGCCGCCGCTGCGGGCCCGGTCCTGCAGCTCCTGCACTTCCGCAAGGCGCTCGGCGGCCTGCACCGCGGCTTTCTCGCGCGTCATGGCCAACTCGGCCTGGGCCTCCTCCAGCCGGCGCTGGCGCTCGAGGAGGGTGTTCTGCCGGTTGATCTCTTCGCTCTGGTCCTCCAGCTCTCGCCGCTTGGCGTTCTCCTTGTTGACGATCTCGTCGAGCATGTTCGAGATGTTCTGCTCCGCCTCGCTGATCTCGGCCAGCAGCTGCTGCTGCTCACGGGTGTACTGGGCCTGCTGGCCCTGGATGTCGAGCTGCTGCTCCTGCAGACCCAGGCGCTGTGCCTCCAGGCCGTTGATGGTGCCCAGCTGGCCCTCGGCCTCGAATGCCAGCTGCACGGCCCGCCGGCTGCCCTCCAGCTTGGCGTTGATGCGGGTCAGCTCGGCAGCATTGATGCTGAGCAGCTCTTGATTCTTGCCCCATTCCGCGCTGTAGAGGGGGGTGTTTTTCTGACTGCGCAGCAAGGCGTCGCGCTCCTTCTGCGCTTTCACCTGTTCGGCTGTAGCCTCAGCCAGCTGGATCTTGAGCTGCTCCTGCTGAATCTTGATCTGCTTCTCCTGGATCAGCATCTGCCGCTGCTGCAGCTCCCTCTCGGTCTGGAGGATCCCCCGCCGCTCGGCAATCGCTTCTTTCTCCTGCCTGAGCTTCAGGTCAGCCAGGCGGGCCTCTGCAGTGGCCTTGGCCTCCGGGCTGAAAGCCACCTGCACGCCCAGCTCGTAGCCACGAGCCTCCAGGGCGCGGCGAGAAGCGGCAACAGCGCTCATTGCCTCGGCAACTTCCCGCTGCTTGTTCATCAGGGTGAGGCCCTGCTCCAGCGCCTTGATTTCGTTCTGATAGGCCTTCTGCTTGATCTCTGACCACTCCTTGGAGATGTTCAACGCCCGGGTTGCCCCCGATCCAAGTCGCTGTTCTCTGGCTTCAATCCGCTCCAACACATCAGCCGGCAGTTGGAGGCTGCGCAGCTCCACTGGCTCGGCAAGGTTGGTTTGCCGGTTGAAGTTCTCTCTGAAGTTGAGCTGGGCTTCCTGAATCTCCTTCTCTGATGCACCGTCTGCCGTCATTGCGGCGCGCATCGTGAACAGTCGAAAGTTCAGCACTGCTTGCGCCCACTTCTTGTTAAAGCTGTCGATTGCTTTGCCGGCGGTTTCCGCGCCTTCTATCAGTCTGTCAAAAAATGTATTGACGCCATCAACATCAGCGTCGCCACTGGCGTTAAACAGCGCCTTGATCGGAGAGATTGCTCCACCGATTAGATTGGCGATGTTTTCCCACCCCTTGGCAATCAATTCGACAAATCTGGCGATTGTAACCAGGACCGGTTGAAGGACAAAACCCAGCGCGGCCGTGGCCACACCTACGACATCCATGATCACTCGACCGACCGATGAGGCGATGGCACCGATGGATGTCAGAACTGAGATAACGGGGCCAAACACCTTGATGATCGGCCCAACAGCCTCGGCGATGCTCTTAAAGAACCCACTGAAGCTGCCCTGCAGATTCTTGAAGGTCACCAGGATGGTCTGCATCATGCTCGCCGTGTCTCGCTCCAGGGGTTGGCCTGCCTCGGAGGAGATTGCCTGGTTCACATCGTCAAAGTTGCTCTTCACGTTTTCGAGGCTCAGCGCCAGCACCTTCTGGCCCTCGTAGAGCTTCTCCAACTTCCCCATCAGAAAGTCGTAGTAAGTGCCCTTGGCTTGCTGCTGTCGCACGTCGTCGTTCGTGATGCCTAGCTTTTTGGCCAGCATCGCATCAGGTCCGATATTCCCCATCAGCAGAGCGTTTGCCTCCTGCCGCAGTTGGAAAGTAGGGATATTGAGAGTGTTCATACCGGCGGCCAGCCTGGTGGCCAGCTTGGCCGAGTTTTCCATGGTGCCCTTTTCCCCTAGCGCACTGACGTTCTGGAGGATGATGTTGAAGCCGTCGTAGATCTCGCTGGCGGTGGCACCGCTGATGTTGGCCACCTCCTTCTGGATACCCTGGTATTCCTTCAGGATCGCACCGCGCACCATCTGCATCTGGCGGGCGGTGCCTTCCACCAACTTCCCGTCGGGCCCGAGGATCGCAAACGACTGCGCCGCGAAGATCCCCGCCTCCGCCACCTGCTTGTTGAGCCGGCCGGCCTCAGCCGAAAGCTGCTGCAGCGGGGCCAGCACGGCGTTGACCGCGCCCTGCAGCCCCCCGAAAATCGCCTGCAAGCCAGTGGCGGCCAGGCCCAACTGGCCCAGGATCGGTATCGCCCTGCCGGCCATCCCAAGCATCCCGGCCAGGGCATTGGTCGCGCCACCAAAGCCACCGCTGCCGCCAGCTGCTGCTGCCGCCTGGCTGGCGCCGCGCAGCTGCTGCGAGAGCATGGTGAAGGCCTCGCCATCGCCCTGCACGCCGCGGCGCAAGGCCTCCATGGTTGCGGCCAGGCCTTGATAGCCGCGCTGCGTTTCCGGCGGCGGCGGCTTGGGGGCCGGGATATTTGGAGCCGGGATATTCGCGCCCCGCTTCTCCATCTCGGCGATCACCGCCCGCATGCGCGCCAGGTCGCGCTCCAGCGGCTGCATGTCGCCGCGCAGGGTCAGCGTGGCTGTGCCCAGGCTGTATTCGCCGCCGCCGCCGCTCTGCGTCAAACCGGATCATCACCGCTTGGCGTCAGTCTGGCGCCGGGCTGGTCAGTAGCCAGAGCGCTGCAGCTCCTCGTGGGCCACCACCAGCACCCTCGGCGGCATCTGGTTGTTGGTGAGCAGCCAGCGGATCGTGGCGGCCGTCTCCTGGGTGATGCGGGCGTTCTTGCCCGGGGCGTCGGTGAGCCTGAACGGCAGGAACTGCTCCTCGCTGCGGCCCTTGTTGCCCAGGCCTGGGAAGGCAGCGATCTCCACCATCGAGGCCAGCCGCGCCATGGTGGTGCTGAGCTCGTTGGTGCGCTTGGCCTTCTCCTTCAGGGCCCAGGCGTAGGCCTTGAGCACCGCATCCACCGGCTGATAGGCAAACCGCTCGGCATGCCAGCGGGGATCCTGCGTCAGCCCGCTGGTGAGGATCAGCTGGATCTCGTCCCAGTCGGTGGGGGCAGTCTTGAGGTAGGCCTCTACGCGGGCGCGGTGCTCGTCGCGGCTGAGCTGTTCTTCCGGCCTCGGGGCTTCGGCGCCGTCTTCGGCGCCGGCGGCTTTCCCCCCGCCGTCATCGCCGCCTTCTCATCGATCAGGAACTGCTGCAGCTCGTTGATCAGATCGGCCGGCATTTTTCTGGTGTCGTCCACGCTCCAGGTGGCCGGCTCCAGCTTCACCCAGTCCTGGGTGTCGGGGTCGAGGTAGTCGCCGCGGCCGATCAGCAGGGTGGTGACGAGGACCTTCTTCTGATCGTCCATGGTGGCCTGGGACGAGAGGAAGGTGATCAGCCGCTGCGGGTCGGAGTTGAGCAGCCCGAAGGCTTGCAGGGTGCCCTGCAGCGAATCCGGATCGTTGGGGTTGGCCACCCTGGAGAGATCTTGGATCAGCTTGTCCACCTCCTCGATGGGCATGCCGGTGTCTTTGGCGATGCCATCGGCCAGGCGGTAGAAGCTGCCGAGGGAAACGCAGCGCTCCCGGTCGTGCTGTTCCATCAGCTCCGCTTCCCCCTGGAGCACCTTGCCATAGACGGCGAGGCGGAACACACCGCCGATGATCTTGTGGCCGAGGCGGATCGACGCCAGAAGGCGACTGGCTACGGTGCCCGCTGGAACGGTCATGTGAGAGGCCGGATGGCCGCACGGATCTGGAAGCCAACGTAGCGCTGGCCCTGGTTCAGGACATCCTCCGGCAGGGTCAGCCAGAACTCAGCGCCGCCCTGGGGCGGGGTGACGAGCACCTCGGCATCAGTGGCGCCGGCCTCCACCACCAGCATGCCCACCGTGAGCTCGCTGGGGGTGTCGGGCCCCCGGCAGTCGATCGCCACCACGTTCTGCATGGGGGTGAGCAGCAGGCGGTGGAACATGGGTCTGGGCCGGGGCAGATACAGCAAAGCCCCAGCCGAAGCCGGGGCCTGCCTGCATCATGGCGATGACTTGGCCCGATGCCGAAACAGAGCGGGAACTGCGACAGGATACCGTGCTCATTCCTGCCGGCGCAGATCATCCTGAGCAGCCTCGGCCATGGCTGCTCCAAAGGCGTTGATTGCAGCGGTTGCCCGCTGGACAACAGGCATCAGGGCCTTGGCCATGGCGATCCCGGCTTGCTGGATTGCGGCAACGGCCTGGGCCAGTTGCGTTGGAGTTGGCGGCTTGTAGGGCCACCAGCGATCCCAACGAACATCGCCCCAGGTGTCTTCATCGCCGTTGCTCCAAGCGATCCGGCCGATCCGGCCGCCAGTGGGGGTGAAAGAGAAGAATGTGGTCATGGGGAGTTGCGAGGGAACGGATCGGACGGATCGGGGGGATGTGGCCCGGGACTGCCCGGGCCCTGCTGCAGGGAAGCTCAGAGCTTCTGGAACAGCCAGCTGGCGCAGCCCGGCGGGTAGACGCTGCACTGCTTGCCGGCGGAGAGCTTGCCGCGGCCGATGAGGCGCCAGCCGTTGCGTTCGGCACCGATCGAGCGGGCGGCGGCCCACTTGTTGATGCTGTGGGCATCGAGGCCCAGCAGGTGGGCCAGCTCGGGGCCGGTGATCAGATCGCTGGGGCGGTAGCCGCCCTGCTGCTGCGCAGGCTGTGGGGGGCGCGCCTGGTGGTGTTGGGGCCGCGGGGCCGGGGCCGGCGTGGAGGGTGCGGGCCTCGGCGGCCGGGGCGGGGCGGCCACCGCTGCCATGGCAGCCAGACTCCGCCGACTTGGCCGCAGCGGCATGGTGGGATGCTGCCAGACGAGCTCTGTCCAGTCGCGGTTGCTGCAGGCCTGCCAGAACATGCGCAGGCTCAGGCAGTTGTGCAGCTCCGTGAGCTGCTTCCGCTGTCGCCAGAGCTGATCAGCCACGAAGTCATGCGGCTGCGCAACGGCAGGCGCTCCCACCGGTTCGTTAGCTGGCCGGACCCTGACATGCAGCTCGGTGCCGATCCGTTCGATCGTCACCATCGGCAGCGTGGTCGCGGGGGACGGCTCGGCGGCGATCCTGGGGGTGACGCCCTCCAGGAACCAGCCGTCCATCCACACGGCAAAGGCGGGGCTGATCCAGCGGGCCAGGTCGACGGCGATGCGGGGGTGAACCCAGGTGCCGCGCAGGTGGTTCGGGCCTGTGGTGATGGTCTGGATGGGGTTGGCTGGATTTCCAGCCGACCCCAGAGCCTTTGTCAGCGCTGCGATGTAGGCCTGTGTGCGGTCGTTCTGGTGGTAGTTCTTCCAGAGCTTGCCGTTGGCCTTGCACATGGCCGTGGCGTTCACGTAGCCGTCGGTCGGTCGGCGCTGGATCTCCACACCGTTCCAGGTGCGCGACTCCAGCCCCAGGGGGGTGAGGGTGCTGTTCATCAATGGCTCCCGCTCGAAGCGGGCTGATCGGGTGCCCAGTGCTGCCACTGGGTCCCGACAGCGTACATCAGTTCATCTGTCAAGGGGTGGCGGGTGGGGCCTCCAGTACCGAGCCCGAACGGCGCCCGATCGCACCGCTCCCGGCGCCCAGCCTTGCGGGGAGGGCCGACCCCACCCACCAGTGCAACGGTAAACGGAGCGAGGACAAGGGGGGCAGGCCTGAAGCACTGTGCTGAGCATCACAGGCCAGGCATCGTGACGTTCCGTGAACCGTCACAGCCTTTCCCATACTGTCAACCCTGCGAGGTTTACACTATGGGCATCGGGGGGAGAGAGCCCCTGAGCAAATTCTCATCCCACCGCACCGCCCACCATGTATTTCATCATTGCTCCCGCCGCAGTCCGTCGCGGCGGCTGGCACTGGCGCCGGCAATTTGGCCCTGTTGTGTTCGGGGTTCACAGAAACGGAAATCTCAGCGCTGATGGTGCTGCCATACAGGCCTGGGTCCGGCTGCCGATCAGTTCTTGACCCCCCCCATGCCCCCTACCTACACCACCTGCTGCGCCCCCAACTGCACCCGCCTGGCCCTCGGCTCCACCGCTCCCTGGTGCCACAAGTGCTGGCGCCGCCACACCGAAGAAGGCAGGCGCTGGGCGGCAGAGCAGACGGCCGCAAGCAGGGCCCGCCGCAAACGCAGCGCCGCTGCCTCATGAAATACGGCACAGACCATTTCTTTTGTCATCTGATCATGTCAGACCCCTGCAGTCTCTATCACGGTTTCAAGCGCATTAACGAGCACGGCTGTAACGTGCAAGTCAACGGCTGTTTGTACAACGTTGACAATCCAGACGATTTTTTTGCAGTTGTCTGGGCCTGTTTTAATCTTCCCCGTCGCTTGACTCGCGGCGAATACGAACTGCAATGTCGGACGCTTGGCGTCAGTCCTTTATCCGATAAGGACACTCAAAGGTTTTTTCATGGTTCGTGGGATCTAGGCACATACTTTGCCACGGCTAAACTCAGAAAAAACTACGGCATACCCAATACGCTGCATCAAATTCGTGCTTATACGCTGAAAGACGAGCAAGCGCAAGTCTCTACGCCTATTGCCGAGTTTGTTGTCAAGCCGCCGGCAATGGAAGGTGAGCTGTGGGAACCCTGCGAAGTCTGCAATGAGCAGCCAGTGCACATGCCGTTGCATCTGTGCAGGGCTTGCTGGCCTACCGCCTAATTCTCATGCCTGAGCCCGTTTTCACCACCTGCTGCGGTCCCGGCTGCACCCGCCTGGCCCTTGGCCGCCCGGCTCCCTGATGTCACAAGTGCTGGCGCCGCCACACCGAGGAGGGCCGGCATTGGGCCGCAGAGCAGACAGCCGCCAGCAGGGCCCGCCGCAAGCTCAGCGCCGCTGCTCCATTAAAATCTTAGTAGATGTCGGAGATGTACCGCTCGGGAGACGAAGGCTTTTAGCCTCTCAGGATTGCGTTAAAGTCTTCTATTGCCTCCCTCATGCTTGGGTCTTCGCCTGGGTCATAGAATCTCTGTGTGGGTGGTTTCTTGTCGAGTTCCGTTGTTTTGCGGAATGCCGCAAAGTTTTCATTGTGCTGGATGAGGTCTTTTAGGTTGCTTCGCTCTGTGTAGCCAGTGTAATAACCCAGTTTGTAGGCGTTCTGGAAGCTCGGCTGGGCTGCTGTTTGGCCTGCATACGGCTTGCCCATGGCGAGATCAAGTGCACCTTGCCCCTTGCCTAATAAATAGGGTTCTGTTGAACGGAGGAGCCTGGAAGCGTAGTCACGTTTTTTGAGGCCAAAGCTCTTGCCCAAGCGTGTTTTGTTGACATCAAACGCGGCAAGCTCCTTGGCATATTCTTCTTCGGTACGGATCCTGATTTTCTTTTTATCATTGGCGGTGAGCCTATAAACGCCTGGCACGGGAGATTCTGTGCGAACTCTGGTGCTCCGCAAACTAACCGCTTTCTGGCTGCGCCTTGCTGCGATAGCCCCGGCCATTTCCCCAGCCTCCCTGGCCTTGAGCGTGCCGATGCCCCGCTGGCTGGAGGGGCCCCCTGCGGCCAGGGCCATGAGGCGCTTCAGGCGCTCTTTCCCGATCGCCGATCCGGGACTGCTCCTGCACTCCTTTTGCAGGCTGATGCACGTTGCCCCGCACCCATAGCCAGTGGAGCACTTCCGCTTGAGGGCATCGATCCGCAGCTGCAGGCTGTCGGCTCGGTTCATCTCTCGTCTCCTTTTGCAGAAAGGGGCCCCGCAGGGCCCCCATGGTTGCTGTCAGCCGCGGCCTGGTGATCAGGCTCAGGCGGTGCGGAAGGTGGTGGAGAAGCCCGCCAGCGGCCGGCGGATGCCGCCGGCATCGGCCACCAGGGAGGCGTTCACAGCCTGGGTGATTGCCCCATCGCGCACCACCAGGCGGTAGATGGTCTCGGCCGCCAGGTCGGCGGAGGGGTTGATCGTCACCACGCCGCCCGCCAGGGTCACCATCGCCGGCACGCGCACGCCGCTGGAAGCCACCTCGAGGCGGAAACCGCTGCCATCGGCCGCGCCAAGCGCCAGCTGGGTGAGCGGTGCGGTGCCATCGCTGGTGTAGGTCACGGTGAGGTTGTTGCCCACCGCCACCGCCGTGGCGTTGTCGGCCGGCACCACCGCATAGCGGCGGCTGCCGCTGTTCGGCGCCGTGCTCAGGATCACGCTCTGCACCGCACCGGTGGCCAGCGGCGCGCTGCCGGCGTTGAAACGGCCGAACACCGCCCGGCCGCGGCTCATGCCGTCGAAGGTCACGTTGATCAGATCCTCGGCGGCCTGGGGCTCCTTGTAGTTGCGCAGCGCTGCGTTGAAGCAGGCGTAGTCGTACACGTAGTCGCCGGTGTTGCCGCCGCTGCGGCCCAACTCCTTGAACATCTCCACGAACACCTCGGAGTCGGTGTCGTAGCGGGCCTTCTCCACAATCGCGAACTCTTCGGAGTAGTCGCCGCGGAACTCGGGGCAGCCACCAGCGGCGCCCTGCACGATCAGCTTGGAGAAGAAGGTGTCAAACGAGGCGCTCACCTTGCTGCCGGTTGTCACCGCATCGCTCCAGCCGCCATCACCGATCAGGCGAAACTCCCGATCGTTGTTGTCAACATTGAACGACACCTGCTTGACGGTCTGCAGCTCCCGGGCCCAATCGCCGGGATCGAGGGTGGGCCGGGTGATGAAGCCACTCTCATCGCGGGTGGCGAAATACCGGCAGGGGGCGCGCAGGGGGGTCATCAGCAGCACACTGCGGTGCGCCTTGATGAAGCTCTGCCCGATCGCGGTGTCAGTCATGGTGGGGTCCTTGAGGAGGTCGAAGGAAGGGAGAGAGGCGGCCGCTGTGCAGCCCGTGGCTGTCAGCCGGAGGCTGCCAGTGAGGCGATGTAGACGGGATCGGGCAGCTCCACAATGAGCCGCTCGTAGCTGTCATCAGTTTGGGGCTGGTGACGTTGCTGGGCGGTGGGCCAGGCCCTGAAGGCCAGCAGCCGCACCGCCTCGAGGTTGCTGCTGGTGTCGAACTGGGTGAAGGTCACCGTCCAGGTGCGCATCGTGGCCATGGTGCGTGTGGGAGCACCCAGGAGCTCGCGCTCTGGGGCCTCCACCAGCACCGCCTCGATGCCGGTGGCGGTGTAGCTGGGCCGCACCTGCCCCTTGCCCACCGTCCAGAAGGCCTGGATCGGCGGGCCGCTGGGCCGCTGGTATTGGCCCAGCAGGTGGCCGAACAGCATGCGCAGCTCATCGGCCACCTGGCGCACGCTGGCGCCCAGCTCCACCTGGCAGCGTGCCTGGGTCATGCGGCACCTCCAGCAGGCGGCAAGGCCGATGGCCCCGCAGGAGCGGCGCCACCCCGGCGGTTGCCGCCCAATCCCCGGCGCTTGGCCGACAGGGTGAAGTGCAACTGGAAGGCACGCTGCAGCTTCACCCGCTCGCGCTGCAGCTCCCGCGTCCAGGGCCGGGCCGGCCTGGTGCGGGGCTGCCCCTCGCTGTCATTGGCCTTGTAGACGGCGCCGTCGTGTACCGCAGGGGCATAGGGGGCAGTCCAGCGGAACTTCGTCTCCATCACCCCAGGTCGGGGGTTGATGGCCATCTCCTGCGACTTGCGCAGGTCGCCGGTGTCCACGATGTCCCGAGGGCTCTCCCCACGCGGCCAGTCCCATTTCGGCTCGGTGATGTGCCGGGTGAGCTCCGAATCCACGTACGCGGAGAAGCGCCCCCAGGCCTCACCCACCACCTCGCGCAGCAGCTGCTGATCCATCGGCTGGTCAGCCATTGCCGCGGCCTCCTGTAACCCTGAAGGTGCCGTTGATCTGCTGGCGCAGCAGCGGCATGGCCCCCACCGGCGCCCCCAGGTCTTCCTGCAGCTCAAAGCGGCCGCGGCGGCCGTTGATCACCGCGGCGGCCTTGCTGCCGCTCACGATCCGTGGATCAAGAGTGGCAGGGCTCAGCAGCCGGCCAGTGCAAGGGAAGGTGCTCTCATCGACGCCCACCTGCTTCTCCCAGCGGCCGCGGTTGAGCCGCAGCGCCGCCAGGTAGTGGATCGTCTCGGTGGCCGCCACCTGGTTGCCGGTCTCCGGATCCACCGTGAGGGCGGCGCCGGCCACCTCAAACGCCAGGGTGGCAGTGGCGAGGTTGCCGTAGGCAGTGGCGGGCTGGGGAGTGCTCATCAGATCAGACCATGAAGCCGCAGGTGAGCGGTAGACAGGCCTGCAGCTCGGCAAACTGCTGGCCGTAGTGGCTGGCCTGCAGTCCGTTGCCGGCCGATGGCGGCGCCTGGCCCACCTGGGCGCCCACCTCCCGCACCCGGCAGGCGATCAGATGGGCAGCAAACAGGCCCACCCCATCACCGTGCAGATCGCCCCACACCGCTTCGCTGCAGCGCCGGCCGGCGGTGGCCAGCGCCGCCTCCAGCTGGGCGTGCGTGTGCACCTCCAGCTCAGGGAAGCGGTCGAGCAGCTCGGAGAGGGTGGGGATCGCCATGGTCAGGGCCGGCCGTCGGCGATCTCCTTGATCCGGGCGGCGAGCTTGTCGCGCACCGCCTGCCGGTCTTCCTTGCGCAGCCACTGCTCCAGCTGCTCGGTGTTGCGGCAGCCGTAGATCAGCCGGATCGCCACCACATTGGGCACGGCGGCCAGCGACACCTCGCCGTCGGCGTTGGTGGCGCCATCGGTGAGCTCGATCTCCTGGATCAGGCCGCGGCCCATCAGCTCCTGGGTGTCGGGGCGGGCCTTGGCCTGCTCCCACAGCTCGCGGGGCACCGGGGCGTTGAGGCCCGGGGTGATCCGCAGGGTGGTGGGATTGGCCACAGGCCCGAAGGCCCAGGCGACCGCGCCGCCGCGGCAGGACTGCAGGCAGGCCTCGTTCAGCTCGGGGGTGAAGATCACCGCCAGCTCGCCGGAAACCGGCTGGCCGGAAACCGGCTGGTCCTCGGCGGGGTCGGCCTGGGCCTTGCTGATCGGCTTGGTGGGGGTAGAGGTCATGGAGAACCAATGGGGAACAGGGGTGTGGGGCGGGGCTGATCAGCAGGGATCAGCCGCCGTCCTGGATGTAGAGGAACGCCAGGGGGAAATCGGGGATGAAGCCGCCGATCTTGCTCATCGACGGCACCACGAACTTGAGATTGCGCGGCTGGGGCGGCAGGAAGGTGAGGGGCAGGGGGATGTGGAACTTGCCCTTGGTGGGATCCTTCTTGTAGAAGAGCATCCGCCGGGCGCTCAGGTTGCCGCCGCTGTTGGCTGGGTCGAGCTCGTTGATCGGCTCCACCGATTTGATGCCGGGGTTCATCTTCAGGAACAGCTCCAGCACCGTGGTGTTGTCGGTGGTGGACCGGCAGGTGGTTGAGACGATCCGGTGATCCGACTCAGCCATCAGCACGGAGTCGGGCTGCTCGATCTGCTTGCTGTTGGCACGCATCTGGGTGACGCCGAAGTTCAGCAGATCCAGCATCTGCTGGGGGGTGGTGTTGGCGTCGTTGAACCAGGCGTCGCTGTTGTTGCCCGTCACCACCACACGATCGATGGCAGGGTGGTTGAGCATGCCCCGCAGGCCGGTGCCGGCACGGCCGAACAAGCAAGTGAGGTTGTTGCGGCGCTCGTAGGCGTCGCGCACAGCATCGGCCCTCTCGGTGGTGAGGTTGACGCCGGCCATCTTCGCGGCCAGCAGCTCGCCCTGGGTGTAGTCGAACGAGCCGCCGAACTCGCGGATCTCGTTGACGATCTCACCCACCTTCACGCCGGAACGGGGCAAATCGTCGGCCGCATCGGCAATCAGATCAAAGGCGCCGGTGCGATCCCACAGCGTGCGCTTGATCGAGGTGGCGCCGGGATTCACCTCGAAGGAAACGGGGCAGATCCGGGGGTAGACGATCTCGGCATAGGGTTTGCGCAGCACACCGGGGATGATGTGCTGCAGCTGGTCGGCCAGGAACGCCCCACTCTGGTAGGCGTCGTCCATTCGGTGGCTCATTGTTCGGGCTCCAGGAGGGGGCAGGGGAAAGAAGGGGTGGTGGTGGGGAGGATCAGGTGTCGGCGGTGAAGGTCAGCGCTGCAGGGGAGTTGACCCGCAGCACCAGCAGGCCACCGGCAGCGGCGCCGCGCTCGATCTCCCAGGCGCCGGCGGCCAGGTTGAGGCTGTTGCCGGCCGAGGCCGTCTTGCCCCACTTGCCGGAATTGGGGCCGGACTTGAAGTAGCGCAGGGCCTCGCCGGGGGCGACGGCCTCGAAGACCTCGATGTAGATCGCGCCCTCCTTGAGGATGTTCACCGCATAACCGGGATGAATGCCCCCCTGGTAGGGAGTGGCGGCATCACGGTGGCTGAGCTCCTGGACATCGGTGAGCACCGAGATCCCGAGGATCGCGCCGGCGGCGGAGGCCACCTGGGCGGAGTTGGGCAGCACGCCGGAGCCGTTGCGCACCAGCGGCACCCCGAAGGGCAGCGTGCCAGTGGTTTCGTTGCTGCCGCTGATGATCCGGCTGCCGCTGATGTCGGCCAGCTCGCCGATGCGGCCAATGGCCATCTGCATCGGGTAGTCGCGGCCCACACCCACCTGGGGGGACATGCTGCCGGCGTTGTTGGTGAAGGTCTGGGCCATGGGAGGAATGCAGAGGGGCGAGGGGATGGATAGGGGCGATCAGCTGGCGGGGGCCTGCCAGGCGTTGGCCAGCGCTTGCTGGTGCTCCGCCGCGGCCGCCGCGATGCCATCGGCGCCGTCGGTGCGGGGGGCGGTGGTGATGCCCTGCAGCTGGCGGGCCAGCAGCTGGGCGGCATCGGCCTGGTAGGGCACTTTGTCGGCGGCCTCGTAGGCGGCATCGAACCTGGCGGCGATGTACTCGTCGCTGCGGTTCTCGATGCCATCGATCCGCACCTCGGCGGCCTCCAGGGCCAGCTCCTGCACCTCGCGGTTGCTGAGGCCGTCGTGCCGCTCGCGCTTGCCGCCCATGATCAGGCTGGCCTTCTCCAGCACGTCAACCCGCTCGGCCACCAGCTGCTCAATCAGGGCCGGATCGGGCGCAGGGGCGGAATCCGCCCGCTCGGCCACCAGGGCCTCCAGCTCGCTCAGCTGCTCAGAGAGGCTATCGAAGCGCAGCTCAGCCGCGGCCAGATCATCGACGGTGGCCTTGTAGACCTCCCAGGGCACGCTGCGGCCTGGGGTGGCGGAATCGCCACGGGCCTTCTTGCCCTTGGTCATGCCGTAGCCGTCTTCCTTCTCCTGGTCGTCGTCGCCGGCCATGTTGTCGTCGCCTTCCATGTCTTCGGGATCCATCTCGTCGTTGTCCTTGGCCTTGGCGTCGGCTTTGCCGGCGGGCTTCATGTCGGCACGGTCGGTGGTTTGAGCGGGGGCGGGCATGGGGGTGGCCTCAGGAAGGGAAGGGAGGAGATCGGCGGAGACGGCGACAATCGGCGGGTCGTCGGCATCGGCGGAGTCGAAGTGCAGGCACACTTCGGATCCCGCGCGGGCCTTGCGGGTGACGGCGAGATGGTTGCCGCTGATGTTCCGCTGCACGCCGTCGTATCGGGTGCCATCAGGGGCTGTGCCGGGGGTGGGGTCGTACTCGCAGCGGTAGCCCACGGAGAGCTCCACCGCATCGCGGCGCTTGACGGCCTCGATTGCCTCGCGATCCGTCAAGGTGACGGTGCCATGCACAAACCCGTCGGTGAACTCCACCTGGGTGCCGCTGTGGCCCCGGGTGTGTTGCCGCACAGTGTCGGGCGTGAGCAGCTGGGGCGGATGCTCCAGCGTCACCGGCAGGCCGCCCATCGACAGGAGGGAATCCGGGCGGGACACCTCCTCCGGGGGCCGATATTCGACCCGCTTTGACCCATCCGGGTTGGTGTAGGTCTGGCAGCCGCTGCGGGAGAACGTCCCACGCACGCGCACGTAGCCCTCTGGGGTTTCCAGAAAGCTGGCGGGCAGGGTGGAGCGATCGAAGCGGAATTGCACCGGCAGATAGCAGGAGCTGCCAGCAAGATGGGGCCGCCGGATCTACCGTGCGCCTGTTGATGCCATAAACGCACCGTGCCTACTCTCCTGCCAGACGCAATGGTGCGGCGCCTGTTGGGTGCACGGTTGGGCGTGATTATGGAGCAGCGGGGCGTGAGCCAGCAGCAGCTGGCGCAGCACCTGGAGGTGCACCGCAGCGCCGTGAGCCGCTGGTGCTCCGGCGAGCGGGATCCCAACCCCGGGCAGCTGCGCTCGATCTGCCTGCTGCTGGCGATCGACCCGTCCCTGCTGCTGGGGCTCTGATCAGCCCTTGGCCTGGGGCTGGCCCTGGCGGGCGCTGGCCACCGGAGGCGCCTGCTGGAGGCGCAGCATCACTTCGGTCTCCACGGCCACGTTGTCCCAGTCGATGGGCTCGGCATCGGCCCGGGGGGCCTGGGGGACGGTGCTGCGGTGCTGCGGGGTGCTCATCGGGCCAGGGGGATGGGGTGGTTAGCAGGTCCGTGCACCGTCAGCAGCCGGTAGATCAGGGCGCCGCCGGCCGCCAGCTGCATGAGCCGCTTGAGCCGCTCCTTGGCGATCGCCGATCCGGGCCTGATGCGACACTCCTTCTGCAGGCTGATACAGGTGCTGCCGCAGCCGTAGCCCGTTGCGCACTTCCGCTTGAGGGCGTCGATTCGGGCATCCAGGATGTCGGCAGCGGCATCGCGGCGCTCGCTGCTGCCGAGAGTCAGGAGAGCAAAGAGCAGGCCTTCCAGATCGATCTCATCGCCTGCATCGTGGCGATCGCCGCGGGCACCTTCGATGCGGCTGAGCTTGCCGTTGCGAACCACAGCAATCCCAGTGCCACCGATGAAGGTGAATCCTGCCCTCTTGTAGAGCGATTGGCGTTTGTCCCCATAGCCATCGTCCTGATGGGCCTTGCAGATCACGATCTGGCCCTCCTCCAGATTCGATATCACAGCCTTCACCTGCTTTGAGACCTCCTTGGCAAACCGTTGGGCCACGTCCTTTGGCAGGGCAATCCGATCCGCACCCATGAAGGCCTCGCCACCACCGACGCCGGTCAGCCAGGCCAACTCCAGAGCATTGTTGACCTGCCTGTTGTTCAGAGCGATGCCCTGCTCTCCCAGCTTTCTGGCTATGGGTTTGGCGTTGGCCTCATCCATTGCGACCTGGAATGAGAGCTTGTCAACCAGACGGGGCTCCTTTCCGGGTCGTGCCGACAGGCGGAGAGGTTTCTCAAGCTGCACCTCGTATCGGGATTCGTGCCAGACGATGCCCTTGCCACCGGCGCCTGGAACCTCCTCCTTTTCCACTTGCTTCACGCCCCATTTCTGGGGTCCGCGGCTGAGGATCTCCTCTTCGCGCGCCTTCTCTTTGGCCTGCCTATCGCTTTCTTCTTGTTTGCGAGCGGCCGCCAGCTGTTGAATGCGGGCAGCGGAGGCCATCACATCTCCCTCTGATGCCTTCTCACCACGGCCCAGCAACCGCCGTCCCAGCCGTCTGAAACCTTGTCCAACGCCGCGCGCGACGCCGGCCCGGATTCCCTGGCGGCAGTCGCCGCTGGTGCCGTAATGGCTGCCATCGGGTCGCCTGCAGCGCTGATCCATGCGAGCACGCAGCACTGTCAGACGATCGATCGCATCATCGAATCGGTCATCAGCCGCATCACGTCGACGTTTGCTGCCGCCAAGGCGCCGCCGCGGCCGGCCACCACCCAGGGTTGGATCCGCGCCGCCCTGGGCGCCAAACTGCTCCTCCGCCTGGATGCGCAGATCGATGGATTGGCGCTGCAGGTCCTCCAGCCGCTGGTCCTGAGCCTTCATGTCCTCGAGGATGCTCTTCATGGCGCCGGCGACGCTGCCGGAGGCCCCGGCACGTTGGCGCATGGCAGCGGAGTTGGCGGCAGCTTCGGGTGAGGCAGCCTGCTGTTGCATCTTCTGCATGAACTCCACCTTGAACTGCTCGCGCGCCTGGTCTTTGCTCATGCCCCGGTAGCGGGTGCGGCGATCAATCGACCAGCCGGCCTCGAAGAGGTTCTCGGCGATCTTGCCCATCTGGCGGGCGTCGGCGGCTTTCAGCTGCTCGGTGGTCGCGCGTAGCACGTCGCTGATCTTCGGTGCCTGCTGCGGCCCGGCGGCAGCAGCAGGCTGCTGGAACAGCGGCATGGTCTGGTCGTATTCGGTGACGCCGAACAGCGAGCTCTGGCTCTGTTTGGTGGTGGCGAGGGCGTTGGCCAGTCGGTTGCGCTCCACCGTGCGCTCCTCCTTGCGCCAGGCCTGGGCGCCCTCCTGATCCCCGGCGGCCTTGGCGGCCTGCTGCTGCTGCCTGGCAAAGGCGGCCTGCTGGCTGCTGGTGGTCACGTCCTGGGCGTTGAGGCCGGGCTGTGCCGGCTTGCGGGCAGGGCCTGGGGCCTGGCGGCCTGGGTTGGTGAGCATCGGCCGGCGCACACCCCGCAGCTCTGCTGCCCGCTGGGCCCGGCTGGCGGTGATGCCCTGGGCCATCTCGCCGGCCTCGCTGGCCTTCATGGTGCCGATGCCCCGCTGGTTGGAGCTGCCTCCGGCCGCCAGCTCCATAAGGCGCTTGAGCCGCTCCTTGCCGATCGCACTGCCCGGGGTGGTGCGGCACTCCTTCTGCAGGCTGATGCACGTTGCCCCGCATCCGTAGCCCGTTGCGCACTTCCGCTTGAGGGCGTCGATCCGCTGCTGCAGGCTGTCGGCCCGTGGCCGCTTGCGCAGGCCCAGTGTCACCAGCTCCTGCTCCACCGCGGCAAACACATCCCGCTCCAGCTCCTGCCGCACCTTCGCCTCGGATTCGCCGGCCTCCACCCGATCGGCAGCACGGTTGAGGGCGGAGCTGATCGGCCCGCTGGAGCTCTTCAGACGCTCGAAGACCGACAGGGCCTCGCTGGCCTCGCCGGCCACCCTGGCGCTCTGCTCCTGGTTGATCACGTTGCCAGCCTTCTCGGCAAGGGTGGAGGCGGCCCTGGCCTTAGAGACGGTGCCGAACAGGCGCTTCTCCCTGCTGATCTTGGCCTTCAGGCCAGCGGCCAGCTTGGCCCGGGTGAACAGGTTGTCCGTGGCCTCCTGGCTCATTCCGAAGAGGTCCATCGTGGTCTGGGTGCGTTGCTCACTGGCAGCGGCATGCTCCACTAGCTCGAGCAGGGTCTGATCGGCGATGCCCTTGCGGGCCTTAACCATCTTGAACACCTCCCGCTGCTTCGCCTCATCGAGGCCGCTGCCGCCGATGATCGCGCCGCGATTCACGCTCAGATCACCGCGCACTACTGCGCTGAACACTTCGTCGGGTAGCTTGCTGAGCTTGAGGCCCTTCTCCGCCTGGCCGCTGCGCAAGGGAAGGCCCCTGGCCTCCACGTCCGCCTGGGATCTGATGCCGGTGTCGCGGAAGAACTTGGCAGCATCCATCGGGGTGCCGGCGCCTTGGGCGATGTTTTGCATGGCGCCGATCGCCCTGGCCTCAGTGGCAGTCTTTGCGTTGAGAAACCGCACGGTCACCTCTTCGGCACCAAGGCGGTTGGCCAGGTTCAAACGGTTGTGGCCGTTCACCACGTAGACCTTGCCGTCGGCGGGATCCTTCCAGACGCTCATTACGCCGGCGAGGTTGGGGTCCCACTTGCGCACGCCCGAAAGGCTGCCCACATCGCCGGTGCCAGCGGTCGCGTTGATCTTGTACTGAAACCTGGATGGATCGAAAGCGATCTCATCGGGCTTCATGTTGCGGACGGTGCCGGGCTCCGTTGAAGCGCTGGCGGCCTCGGGCAGCTTGCCGGTGCGCAGGTACTCGGCGATCTCGGGCCGGGCCAGCAGCTTCTCCACCCGCTTGGTGGTGCGCTCCTTCTGCCGTTCTCCCGCAGCCACATCCCGAGCGGCCGACACCTGCGAAGCAGTGGCCTCGGCGGCCTTGTCGCCCCCGGCCGCCAGCTGCTGCAGTCGCCGCAGGCGGGCCTTGCCCATGGCGCTGGAGGGGCTGATCCGGCATTCCTTCTGCAGGGAGATGCAGGCCGCGCCGCAGCTGTAGCCGGTGGAGCATTTGCGTTTCTGCCCCGCAGTGGCCCCGCTGCCCTGGCGAAAGTCCATCCGGGCGGCCGGAGCGCGGAGCTCGAGGAACGAATCGGAGCGCAGCTCCCAGCCCCTCTGCTGCACCCCCTCCCAAGCGGGCCGGTAGCCCACGCCATCACCATCCACCCGGAAGCGGTAGACAAGCCCATCGGCTGCCATCCGCCCGGCATGGCCGACGCCATCCTGCCGCCAGTCGAGCAGCTGCGCGCCGGGCAGCACCTCCGCCAGCAGGGCCTGCAGCACCGGCGACACCGGATCGGCCGCGTCATGGCGGCGCGTGGGACGGCAACGGGGCTTGGGACCGGGACAAAGCGCCAGCTGGGCTTCGATGGCGGTGAGCCGATCCTGCAGGGCCTGGTAACGGCTCATCGATCAGGAACCTCTCGGAAAAGAGGGCTCAGGCCAGCAGCTTTGGCCTGGCGGCGCAGCGTGGTCCGGATCTCCTTTGCTGCTACGGCCACAGCATCCGTGGCCGCATCCTTGGAGGCTTTCTGCACGGCTGAAACCGGCACCATGCCGGCGGCCTGCGCTGCCTCTTCCAACTTCTGGCCGGCCAACCCAACAACGCTGCGCGCAGCGCCCTGCCCCAGACCAACCGCCGCCTGCAGGCGGGCCTCGGCACCGTTGAGCAGCTCTCGAATCCTCATCTCGGTTTGATCGAGAGCAGCGTCAACCGCCGCCTCCAGCTCAATGTCGATCTTTTCGGCCAGTTTCGTGGCAAGCCGATCAATCAACCGATCCACCACCAGATTCAACAGGGGCGACAGCCAGCTCATCACGCTGCCCCCAGCAGGGTTTTCACTCGGTCGAGGCGGGCCTGCAGGCCATCAACACAGCTGTCGCCACGGTCGCTCTGGCCCGTGCCCTTGGGCCGGTAAGTGACCATGCCGCTTTTGGTGAACTTGAACACGAAGCGTTGCTGGTTCGACACGAACTCTCCCTGGGGCTCGCCGCCCTGGTCGGAGATCGACAGGATTCGCACCGGCCTGATTTGCTCGCTCAGCAGCTCGGTGGCCAGCTGCACCATCTCGGCTCGTCGGTCCACAGGGTCATTGCGCTCTGAGGCCAGTATGGGCCTGTGCTATTTCTTCACCGCTGCGGCTGGTGATGCCGTAGCCAGAGCCTGATCTCAGGCCGTTGCCTACGGTTTTGAGTCCAGAGAATGCTGGCCACTCGGCGGAGGCTGGCAGTCTCCTTGGCATGGGACAGGTAACTCATGGTGGTCTCGACCCTGCAGCCGCCCTTGGCGCGGCGCTTGAGGCGTTTCAGTGCACGTTTGCGGATCAGCTTGTAGGCGGCCCAGTGCCGGTAACCAACCCAGTCGATTCCGTCGTCCACCCAGCCGACGCCGCTCTTGCTGTTGAGCTGCAGGCCCAGCCTGGCCACCTTGCTGCGGATCGCCGCCAGGGCGGCATGGGCATCGGCAGCTGTCTCGAACAGCGCCACCATGTCGTCGCAGTAGCGCAGGTAGGTGCTGAGCTTGAGGTCGCGGCGGGCAAAATGATCGAGGGGGTTGAGAGCCATGTTCGCCATGATCTGGCTGGTGCTTGCCCCGATTGGGATGCCCCGGCCGGTGCCGTTGATGGTGATGAATCGCCAGAGGAGCTCCAGCGTGGGCGGGCACTTGATGTGCCGCTGCAGCTCGGCATACAGGCTGTCGTGGTTGATCGAATAGAAGAACTTGCTAAGGTCCAGGCTCAGGTAGTAACGCCAGCGACGGTTCTTGAGATAGCGCTGCAACTGGCGAGAGCAGGCATGGGTTCCGCGACCGATCAGGCAGCTGTAGGTGTGGGCGATCATGCGCTGCTGCAGCGGGACGCGCAGGGCGTTGCAGACGGCGTGCTGCACGATCCGGTCCTCCAGGTACGGGGCCTGGATGAGGCGCGGCTTTGGATCCTTGACCCAGAACTCGTAGTGCTCCCGCGGCCGATAGCTTCCGTCCTGCAGGCGGGCCTCAAGGCGCGAGAGGTTGACGGCCAGGTTGCTCTCGTAGCGAAGCACCACCGCCTTGTGTCCCTTGCCGCTGCGCACCTCGCGCCAGGCGTCACGCAGAGCGTCGTAGTCGGCGATCTGTGGCCAGAGATTGCCGATCTTGTGGGGCATGGCGAGACGGTCGCTGACGCTACTGGAATCGCCCGTCCCGGCTATTGAGAGCCCGAAGGCTCAAGGACGAACTCCCTCCCTTCAACACGGCACGGCCGGTCCCCGTGAGGACCGACGCAGGGCGTGATTGTGTCGAAGTCGGACGGCCCGCGCGCCATAGTTGTTGTTCGTGTTCGATGGCGTGTTGTTGAAGTTGCGGTAGAACACCCCGCTGTTCGCGGTGTTGTTCCAGTTGCCACCGGAGTTCGGCAAACATTTCAGGAGTCCGCCCTGAGTTCTGAGCGTAGCCAGCCGCCGAGGAGCTTGCCCACTTCGTCCAGCTTCTCGCATGCGATCCGGTGGCGGCGCGGTTCGATGTGCTGGGCTTCAACGGCGAGGTTGAGCAGCTGGCGCAGGAACTCATGCTGCACGTTGAACCGTGTGAGATCGGTTTTTTTGTGCTGCTTCTTGTTGGCGGCAATGGCCAGCTCAAGGCAGAGGTAGCCAATCTCTCGCATCTTGGCGCTGAGCACATATTTCTCGTACCTGGGCATGTTCCTGGTGAGGACATCCAGGTAGAGGCAGAGGTCTTTACACCGGCGTTCGATGAGCCAGTAGCGCTCTTTGCGCCGATCGAGGCCCATGACGGCCTCCGCAGCTGGTGTGGCCCCGTGGGAGGCACCAAGATCATCAGGCAGGAGAGGGCCGGCTGCCGCCGGCCCAGCATGGCCGCTCATGCGGCCAGAAGGCGGACGGCCCGCGCGCCACAGACGTTGTCCGCGAACGATGGCGGGCCGCCGAAGTAGCGGGAGAACACCCCGCTGCTCGCGGGGTCGCGCCAGCTGCCACCGGAGTCCGGCACACAATCGGCAGTCAACGATCGATAGAAACCGTCACCCCCGAAGATGTTCAGACCGGACGTGGTGTTGTTGGTGCCGAGTTCTCTTGGAATACCACATTCCGCCATTGCCTTGCGGGTGGCATTGGCACCCCAGGTGCTGGTTGGGTGGAACGTGCCACCGCTGTGGGCCTGCAGGTAGGTCCAAGCATTGACGTTTGTGTGCCAGATGCCATCATCCGCCGCAGCCACCGATTGAGCGGCCAGTGAGATGACATCAACTGCATTGCGGATGTCGTTGTTGCTGCTGATGGAGCCCCAGGCCACGGAGGCCGGGAGCAACCGGTATCCAGCAGCGCTCATGCCGGTGATGACCGACGTGAGGCCAGGCGTGATCGTGACCTGGTTGCCGTTGACGTCCACAATCCCAGAGAGCTGGCCGTTGTGGGTGGTGTGCTCCACAGCCGGCACCCCACTGATCCGCGCAGCACCGGTAAAGGCCCGGCCCGTTGTGCCGGCCCAGCCGGAGGCGTGACCGGTGAGATCGGTACGGCTGAATTGCAGGGAGCTTTTGTTTACGTCCGCCCCTGTGTTGTTGTTCCCCTTGGGGGCATAGGGGCTCACATCCATCCAGGCTGCCCGAGAGGTGGAGCCGGTGATCGGGTTGCCAGAACCATCGAGTAGTGCCTGGGCATGAGCCAGCGACAAGTAACCGATCTGGGTGTAAAGCCAGATCGGGCAGGGGTGAAAGTCCGCACCACGGGTGCGGCACAGGGCCCAGGCGCCGCCGAGGTTGTTGGCGGGAGTGGTGGCCGCCGAGTTCAGCGCAGTGCTGTTGCAGAGGCTGAATGGGCTGTGGGCAGTGCCGCTTTGCGCGATGGCTGATACGGGCCATTGAAGAGGCCTGCTGGCAAAGATCCCGCCGGTCAGGGGGGTGCCGCCTGGTCCGTTGGTGTGGTTCGGGGCGCCCGAGCCATCGGGCAGGCAGTTGCTGCCCTGGTACTTGTCGATGAAGATTCCAACCACGCCAGCGCCGCCATCGGTGAACGGCCGGGCCAGCACCATGTTGCCGGTCTTGCCGGCGCTGATCACCACTTTCGTGCCGAAGTCCGGCGCATTGGTGTTCCCAGGAGCCTGGATGTCGATGAAGTGCGCGGGAATGAAGCACTGAATCGATGCGGACGGCAGGTGAATGTAGTTGCCGTAGTTCGAGCTGAAACGATCCTCCGTGCCAGGCAGGGGCGCCATGTCGGCCGGCAAAAGCTCCGGCGGGCAGCAGCCCACCCCAAAGCCCTGCAAGCCGGCCAGGCCAATCGTGTACTTGAACTCGTCGGCGTAGCCGTACCACTCGTTCTGGATATTGAAGAGGCCACTGGGGCCAACGATTCGCTCCTTGACCCGGAGCAGAGGAGTGATGGTGCTGGTCATGGGTCAGGCCTCGGGGTTGATAAAGGGTGCAGGGAACCACGTGAGCTGGGCAGGCAGCTCATCACGATCAATCGCTTCCAGTGGCTGGTTCTCAGCCCACTGATCGATGTGCTCGCCATCGCCATAGGCTCCGTAGAAGTCGAAACCGAGGCGGTTTATGGCATCGGGGTCGTTGTGCCGCTCCAGCGGGACCAATGCCACTGTCTTGTCGGGTGAGGAGGCTTCCTGCTGCGGCCATGCGACCGGAGCGTCTGGTGCGGAGCGAAAGAATCGAATGTCCATGGTTACATAAAGCTGTTGGAATTGGCGTGGAACGGATAGTAGTCCTGCTCGCTGATGCCAACCGGAATGCCGGCTGTGACAGCAGGGCCGGCGCCGAAGTTGACGGCACCAGGCACCCCAACCGTGATACCGGAGGAGCGCATGCCCAACTCCCGCAGGTAAAGGTCGAACAGCACAGCAACTTTCTGCTCTAGATCAACAACACGTCGCACGATTGGATCTATAACTGACCGCAACTGGTAATCAGTAAGCGGGGGATCGGCAATACCAAATCCAATTTGACCGGGAGTGCCAATTATTTCCGATCCAACTGGCACTATCCCAAAACGGTCTAGTGGTGCAAACTGCAGATTGCCGGCACCATCTACACGCAGACCCCAAGCTGGCCTAGTGTCTGCTGCTTGGGTATTAGGATAAAAATGATGGCTGAGTTTAACCCTGCCTGTGCCAGTGGGCTGAATGAGAATGTTGCCATCAGGGTCTTTGACATAGCCCTCTGTAGCACCAGAGGCAAACTCCTGTGCGATCCGGCGTACTCTTTCGATCTGCGGCAGGTCCAACGCTGGATCTGTGATCCCAAAGCCGACGCTCCCTGGCACGCCGATCGTGCGGCTGCCAACTGGAACCTCGCCCCAGCGGTAGATCACTGCTGCTTCGAGCGAGAACCACTCCGTGTCGTAGTCGGTTGCGCTGACCTTACGAATCATCTGCCCGATTGAGCCTCCGGTCGGCAAACCGGGGCCCGCTGGGCCCTCTTCTCCAGGCTCCCCCTCCGCGCCAGCTTCGCCCGGGTCACCCTTAGGGCCCTGCAGCGGGCCTGCATTCACCCAGGCGGTGCCGTTGTAGATCCACAGATCGCCAGTGGCGAGCACCAGGAAGCCAAACCCCTGCGTGCTGGGAATCGGCAGGTCGGCCACTGTCGCCACGGTGCCCTGGTAGCTGAAACCGGGGCCGGGGTTGCCCTGGATGCCCTGGTCGCCCTGATCACCTTTGGGGCCCTGCAGCGGGCCTGCATTCACCCAGGCGGTGCCGTTGTAAATGTGCAGATCGCCAGTGGCGACCACCAGAAACGCAAAGCCCTGCGTGCTGG